TCGCGTCGAAGTTCCTCGCCGATGTCGAGACGCTCGGCATCAACGCCGGCCAGTCCATCAACCAGATCTCCCGGAACAAGCTGTTCAAGGCCTATGCGGGCGGCCGGACCTGGTGCACCACGGCCGGGTCTTCGGACACGAGCATCATCGTGCAGTCGACGAACGGTTTCGAGACCGTCCTCGTCAACGGTGTGCCGACCGCGGTGTCCGCGTCGAACCCGCTCACCGTCACCGTCGCCGGTGTCGCGAACACCGTGACCGGCGTGAACACCGGCACCAGCACGCTGACGCTGGGCACTGCCCGCGTGGACGTCGCCGGTGACGCGGTGGTGGCGGCGAACGCGCCCGTGTCGGTGCGGCCGACCGGCAGTTCGGCTTACGACCTGGGCACCTCCAACACGGCCACGTTCGCGCTGTTCCGGTCCTGCGTGACGCGCCTGCGGAAAATGAACGTCCCGACCATCGGCGGCTACTACGTCGCACACATCGACCCGGACACCGAGGCGCAGCTGTTCTCCGACAGCGACTTCAAGCAGGCCCTGCAGGGCCGCGTCGACTCCCCGATCTACACGGACCTGTCGATCGGCCGGTTCGGCGGCATCGACTGGGTCCGCAACATCGAGGCCCCGACCCTGCTGGGCGGTTCGGCGGGCAACGTGACCGTGCACAGGCCGATCGTGCTCGGTGCGGGCGCCCTTGTGGCGGCTCCGTTCGAGGGCATGGGCGAACTGCTGCGCGGCAGCGGCGTCGAGGACGTCCCCGACATCTCGATGATCGAGGCCGCCCCGGGCGTGCAGGTCGCACGGATCGTGCGCCCGCCGCAGGACCGCCTGCAGCAGACCCTGTCCACGTCGTGGTCCTGGGTCGGCGACTACGGCGTCCCGTCCGACTCCACCACCGGCGACGCGGCCCTGTACAAGCGCGCCGTGGTCCTGGAGCACGCCTGATCCAGCCCCGTCCGGGACGCCTGCAAGGAGGGCGTCCCGGCGGCATGAAGGAGGAAACATGCGTGCCAAGGTGCTGGAGAACTTCGCGCCGTACTGGAACTACGGCGTCCAGCCGCTGGCGAAGGGTGACGAGGTGAGCGGCGAACTCGCCGCATATCTCGTCACCACACAGTCGCCCGTCGAGCCGCTCGACGACGAGGCCGCCGCTCTCCTGGGGCCCCCGCAGGAGGACTCCGGGCAGGAGCCGAAGGAGCCGCCCGCCGAGCTGGACATCGACGGAACTGCCGCCGATGTTCTGGCCTGGGTCGGCGACGATCCGGAACGGGCCGAGGAGGCCCTGGAGGCGGAGCAGGCGAAGGACAAGCCGCGCTCCACGCTGGTGAAGCAGCTGGAGAAGCTCGCAGACTCCGGCGACGAGTGAGGGGAGGCCGCCATGGCTTTGCCTCCGCTCGCTACGGCGGCCGACCTCCAGGCCACGGGCGCCACGGGTTCTGACGCCGAGTTGGAGATGGCGCTGCGCCGGGCCTCGGCCCGGGTGCGCCGCTACACGCGGCAGGACATCACGTTCGTCGAGAACGAGACGATCACCCTGCCCGGCGGGGAGCGGGTGCTGGTCTTGCCGCAGTATCCGCTCGTCGTCGACGACGCCCACCTGCTCGGCATCGTCGAGGTCGCTGACTTCAGCGGCGTGGAGTGGACGGCGATCGAGAACCGCGACTACTCCCGGATCGGGAACGAGTTGACCCGCGGCTATCCGTGGCAGGCTCCGAACCGGCTGATGGGATGGCCGTGGAATCGGGCGCTGGGCATCTGGGGGCCGAAGGTCCGGGTCACGTACAGCCACGGCTACGACGAGGTTCCTGACGACATCGTCGACGTCGTGCTGGACTTGGCGACGATGAACCTGGCCAACCCGGAGAACCTGCGGCAGGTCAGCATCGACGACTATCAGCGGACGTTCGCGTCAGAGACCATCGGCAGCGCCAGGTTGACGCGGCAGCATAAGGACGACCTGCGGTCCTATCGACGCTCAGCGTTCTCGGTGGTGCTGTCGTGAGCCTTCTGGACTCCATGCTCGCTGCGGGCCGGCGGGAGGCCGAGGCTCGGATGCGGGACACAGTGCGTCTGTACACGCAGGCGGACGACGCCTTCGACCGGGATACCGGAGTCAGCACGCCAGGGGCCCAGGCCACGCTGTACACGGGCAGGGCCCGTGTGAAGGCCATCGCCGCGTCGACCGGCCAGGAGACCGAGGCCGGTGAGCGCGAGATCGTACTGCGGGAGTACGAGGTGCACCTGCCGTGGTCGACGACCGTGCCCGGCGACCGGGTCCTTCCCGGCACCCGTATCGAGGTGACCGCGTCAGCGGATCCCCGCATGGCCGGCCTGGTCCTGTGGGTGACCGGCGCCTCGTTCTCCGACCAGTCCACAGCGTGGCGGATCAGAGTGGAGGACCGGTCATGAACGGTGCCCGTTTCGACATGAGCGACGTGCGGCGCCTTGAGCGGCATCTGGCCCGCGTGGTCCCCCGCGCTCGCCGGGACGCTCGCATGGTGGTCCGCAAGGGCGCGATGAACATCAAGAAGGACTGGCGGGCCAACGCGAGCTCCTCCGCACCGAAGCATGCTCCCGCCTACCCGCGCACGATCGGCTTCGACTTCGGTGCCTACGGTCGCGACATCTTCATGGCCATCATCGGCCCGGAGAACCTGCATCGGACGCGTGGTTCGCAGGGCGCGCTCGGCGCGATTCTTGAGTACGGCTCGGTGCACAACCCGCCGCACCGTGACGGCGGGAGGGCCTTGGACGTCGAGGAGCCCCGCTTCGAGGCACAGCTCGTGCTGATCGCTGAGCGCGGACTGGCCTGGTGGTGAGCCGATGCCGACACCAACGGTCCTGCCGCATGCGGACGCCGTACAGGCCGCGCTCGAGGACGCCGGCCTGACCGTGTACCTCGGCGGGGCGCCTACCTCGGCCGCCTGGACGCCACCGGACGCGTACACCGTGCTCTATCCGGAGCCCGGTTCGGCGGTACGGGAGTCCCTCGCGGATGCCCGTACCGACTTCGTGACGACGTTCCAGATCACCTGCGTGGGCGGCTCGATGGAGCGCGCCCTGTGGGCAGCGGACAAGGCCCGTGCCGCCCTGTCGGCGCCGCTCGCTGTCGAGGGCCGGGCCACGTGGCGGCCGGAGGATCTGGGTGGGCCTCCGGTGCAGCGCGACGACGACACCAACCCGCCCAGCTGGTTCGTGCCGGTGCAGTACCGGCTGATGTCCATCCCCGCCTGACAGGAGTCCCTCATGGCGCTACTCGCGCAGCAGGCCGTCGCTCTGAGCGGCCTCACCCCGACCTACTCGGCTGCCGCCGCGTCCACCACGGTGACGTGCGGCGAGCGGTCCTTCCTGCACGTCAAGAACGCGGCGGGTGCGTCGATGACCGTGACCATCACGGCCACCGGCAAGCTGCGCGGCCAGGCCGTCGCAGACCTCGTCGTCACCGTTCCCGCGACGACCGGCGACAAGATGATCGGCCCGCTCACTGCTGATCTCTTCGCGTCTGTCGCCGACGGCGTGAGCGCTTCGATCACCTACTCGTCGACCACCTCGGTCACCGTCGCCAACATCGTCATCTGACACACGCCCCAGTCTTGCCCGCCCCGTCGTCCGGGGCTTTTTTCATGCCCTGAGGAGGGTCCATGTCCGACCTGATCAACGACGGAATGACCAAGGTGGTCTGGGCGTCGTCCATCTCGAACATCAACGCGCCGACGACGACCGAGCTGAACGCTGGCAGCGACTACACGCCGCGCATCACCCCCGACGGGCTCAAGCTCGACCCGTCCACCGCGGACGTCGACACCAGCTCGCTGGCGAGCACGTTCGACACCAAGACCGTCGGCCGCATCGGCTACGACGCGGAGGTCACCTTCAAGCGCGGCACGACCGGCGGTGAGGATCTCCCGTACACGACGCTGAAGTACGGCGTCAGCGGCTACCTCGTCGTCCGCCGCGGTATTGCCTACGCCACCGCCTGGGCCACGTCCCAGAAGGCGGAGGTCTACCCGATCACCTGCGGCGAGCCGCAGAACAACGCCCCGGCGGCGAACGAGGTCATGAAGTTCACCTCGCCGATGAAGGTCACCTCTGCTCCGGCGACCGCCGCAACGGTGGCCTGATGCCGAGCAGCATCGAGGAGATCCTCGCCCGCGCGAAGCCTCGCGAGAAGACCGTCATGGTCTGCCTCGCGGGCGACCTCGCGGGCGAGGCAGAACGCCTCCAGGACGAGCTGTCGCGTGTCTCGGAGGACTGGGAGCCGGACGACCTCACGTCCACGCACCCGGGCCGCGCGATCGCCGAGCAGCTCAAGGCTGTGCACGCGCAGGTACGGGAGGCTGAGGAGCCGTTCGTCTTCCGCT